ATTCGGGAATGACCCCAACGCGACAAATAATGCGCCTGCTTCGATCAGCGTGAACATTACCCAAGTGGAAAACCCTTACTTGCCTGCACCTGCCCCGACACCTGCCATCACGACGATTGACGTATGACAACTTTATCGTTTGCACTTCTGTCGTGGCAGAAAAAGGTGATGGCGTCAAAAGCCAGGTTTAAAGTGGTGGTAGCCGGACGCCGGTGTGGGAAGACAAGATTTGCAGCAATCGATATGATTATCAAAGGATTGGAGTGCACCCACCGCGATGCGACTGTTTTATATGTGGCCCCAACGTACGGTATGGCCAAGACATTACTCTGGGATTTGCTCAATACTATGGGGCAGGGGGTGATCACCAAGGCAAACATCAATGATGGTGAGATCACACTGGTCAATGGGGTGAAGTTGCGGATACGTGGGTCAGACAATCCTGATGCACTCAGGGGTTTCAAACTTTGGCACGTTGTCACAGATGAGTCGAAAGACTTCAAGGCGAATGTGTGGCCTTTGATCATTCGTCCCGCACTGTCTGACTTGAAGGGTACAGCGTTGATCATCGGTACGCCTGAGCCGGGGGATAGTGAATTCAGAGACCAGTATGAGTTAGGACTGAGCGATGACCCGGAATGGGAGTCGTGGCACTTCACTACTCGTGACAATGAGTTGATTGACCCGAAAGAGATAGAAGCTGCTCAAAAAACATTATCCACAGCACACTTCGCCCAAGAGTACGAGGCTAGCTTCGACACAATGGGTGAAAACATTTTCAAAGAGTCGTGGTTACTGTATGGGGATAACGTCCCTCTCAACGGTACGACGTTTATCGCAGTAGACCCAGCGGGTTATGAGGCAGTGGCGGACCAGAGTAAAAAGAAGCACCTTGATAATACGGCGATTGCGGTGGTGACGATAACGGATGACGGGAAGTGGTTTGTTCACAGGATTGACTATGGTCGGTGGGACGTTAGAGAAACTGCTGTGCGTATTTTGATGGCAATACGCACCCACAAGCCGCTGCAGGTGGGTGTAGAACGTGGTGCGCTGGCTCGGGCACTAATGCCCTATCTGACTGACCTAATGAGGAAAAATAACGTCTATTCTCACATTGAGCATATTCCGATCAATGGGAGCAAAGAGAATAGGATTACTTATAATTTACAAGGTCTGTTCGAGCATGGGCGCATCACGTTGAATAGTCGTGAAGACTGGAGTCAGTTCAAGAAAGAATATGTCAGTTTTCCATCCCGAAAAAGTCATGACGATCTAATTGACAGTTTGAGTTTAGTGGCGAATATGGTTAATACCAGTTACATGAAACCGACTGACGATAACAATTATGAAGTCATGGATGAAATCACAGGGTTATGACTTTTCCGAAATAAGCGATACAATCCGGCAAACTGTATTTGGAGTTCCAATGGAAGGCTTTAGCAATACCGGTGAAGTTATTGATCTGACCGATAGCGAAGAACCGTCGAAGATTGAGCCTACCGAGCGGGAAAAGAAACTCGTCGCGTTTGTGATTGAACACTGCGATCGATGGAGAGAATATCGTGACCAGAATTACATGGACGCATGGAATAAGTACGAGCGCACATGGTCGGGTAAGTGGGACTCTAACGACAAGATGCGTGATAGTGAACGCTCCAGAGTCATTTCTCCTGCTACCCAGCAAGCCATAGAAACCAGACATGCTGAAATCATTGAAGCGATCTTCGGTCAAGGCGAATTCTTTGATATTGCTGATGACCTGATGGATAAGAACGGGTTGGACGTTGAAAAACTCAAGCGTCAACTCATGGAAGACTTTGCGCAAGACAAGATTCGCAAGAACATTGACCAGATTGCCCTACTGGCCGAGATTTACGGTACTGGTATCGGAGAAATCACTGTTTCTGAGGTCAAGCAGTACAAGCCCGCAATGAAACCAATGGGTGATGGTCAAATGGCCTATGGTACTGAGGAAAAACCTCGAATTGCTGTCAAAATTACTCCGGTGAACCCTAAAAACTTCCTTTTTGACCCGAATGGTGTCGATGTGGACGACTGTATGGGTGTGGGTATCGAAAAATACGTAAGTATTCACAAGATTGCGGCGGGTATTGCGTCAGGTAAGTACAAAGACGTTGATATTTCGTCTATGTATGAGTCAGACAACTTGGAACCTACCCAAGAAAAATCAAATTTTGAAGATTCCAAAGTTACTTTACTCACTTATTATGGTCTTGTGCCTCGTGAGTATCTGACCAATGGGGGAGAATTCGAGGATGTGTTGGGTGAAGACTTCGATGAGGATGAGATCGAGGACTACAAAGACATGGTTGAGGCGATTGTCGTCATTGCAAACGGTGATGTGCTATTAAAGGACGAAGAATCACCTTACATGATGAAGGATCGCCCGATATTGACCTATCAGGCCGATACGATTCCTAACCGTCTGTTGGGTCGTGGAACGGCTGAAAAAGCGTTCAATATGCAGGCTGCTGTGGATGGTTCAATGCGTTCACATATGGACGCATTGGCCCTGACAGTGGCCCCAATGGTTGGCATGGACGCTACTCGTCTTCCTCGCGGGGCCAAGTTTGAGGTTAAGCCTGGTAAGGCGTTCTTGACAAACGGAAACCCTGCTGAAATTCTGATGCCATTCAAGTTTGGTACAAATGACGGTCAGGCCATGCAGACTAGTAAGGAATTTGAGCGTATGTTGCTTATGGCAACTTCCACAGTTGATTCCGCTGGCGCTCCTTCTGCTGTGTCTCGGGACGCTGGTGGTATTGACATGGCGACAGCCACGATGATTAAGAAGTACAAGCGGGTTTTGGTGAATTTCCAAGAGGACTTCTTGATCCCGTTCATTTACAAGGCTGCATGGCGCTTCATGCAGTTTGATCCCGACCGCTACCCGTCCGTAGATGTGAAGTTCATTCCCACAGCTACGTTGGGTATCGTAGCGCGTGAGTATGAACAGAAGCAGTTGGCTTTCCTGATTCAGACACTGGGTGCTAATAGTCCACTGACTCCGATCCTGATGCAGAGCGTGGTAAAGAACAGCTCGTTGTCGAATCGTGAGGAAATGTTGGTCCAGTTGGCTAAAGCCTCGCAGCCGAACCCACAGCAGCAACAAATGCAACAACAGGCTGTTCAGATGGAGATGGCAGCAAAACAGGCCGATATTGGTAAAACTCAAGCCGAGACTCAGAAAATTGTCGCAGAAGTGCAGGTTATTCCACAAGTCGCCCAAGCGAAACTGGTGGCAGCACTATCTAACAACTTGGACGATGATGCCGAAAGTAGGGACTTTGAGCGTAGGGCGCGTATTGCCGAAATGATGTTCAAAGAAAAAGACCTTGCATTAAAGGCTGAGGACATTGCCTCCAACGAGCGGATCGCAGTCAATCAAATGAGAAATAAATCTATCGATAACAACAATTCCGGCTATGTTTAAGCGATAATTGAATATGATAATGGTAAAGCAATGATACCTTACACATTTCCATCCACAATAAACTCCACTACCGGTAGAAGGCAGTGTGTTGTTTTCTATCTGACCGATATTACCGGATTAGTCAGATGGACAAATTATATCCCTGTAGAAAGTGCGTACGGTACTACCATTGTTGAAGGTACTACCGACAATAATGGTTATCAGGCAATTGAAGTACTGAGTTCCACAACAGGTAAAGTAGCATGGATTGATTATATTCCTGTGTATGATGACACGTTAGCTACGACACCTTGGCAAGTTTCGTCATCGGGGTACATTCCTGTCCAAATTAGTGGTACGACAGGCAGTCCCATCCTCGACCGACTCAGCGTCAGCCCCGCCGCAGCCTATGGTCCGCGCAAGCTACGCAGTGCTTACACAGGCTCTGCGATTCGGGTTCGCAGGTCTAGTGACAACGCGGATCTTGACATTGGATTCGTTGGTGAGAATCTTGACGAGACCGCACTCATGGCGCATGTTGGTCATCAGAATCTGCTGACATACTCCGAGCAGGCCGACGATGTAATTTGGACAAAAGCAAACATCACGGTTACTGCAAATTCTGCGACTGCGCCGGACGGCACATTAACGGCTGACACTATTACTGGTAACGGTGCATTGGTTGGGCATGCATTGCAGCAATCCCTAACGGTTACGTCGGGTGTCTCATACACGCAGAGCGTTTATGCAAAGGCGAGCACCAACAATTTTATGCAGATGATTGCTACATCTACGCTGTTTAGTGCAAATGCTTTTGCCAATTTTGATTTGTCGAACGGCACGGTAGGAACGGTTGGCTCTGCGTCTACTGCGTCGATTGAATCCGTTGGTAATGGTTGGTATCGTTGCCGAATGACTGCACCCGCCATTGCGTCATCCACCGGTGTCGCTGCCAGTTTTGCGGTGGTCACGTCGGCCACCGCAGTGCGTGGTGAAGGCAACACGCTCACAACTTCGATTTTTGTATGGGGCGCTCAGGTTAATGTCGGCGCAATGCAACCGTATCAACAGACCGAAGCCACCGCAAACCCCGGAAACGGCTTTGTCACAACGGAATACGACCAGACCGGGAAGACCTACCAAAACCTACTCACGTATTCTGAAGACTTCAGCAACGCCGCTTGGGGCGCTCTAGGCGGGAGTGCTGAAACAGTTACAGTAAATGCCATCGCCGCTCCCAATGGTGCAGTCACTGCCGACCTTGTGACGGTGTTATTAACCGGCAGCGGCAGAGCCCAGCTTGTCCCCGGCTTGACCGCAGGCCAGCAAATCAAGTGGGTTGTGCGCGTCAAGAGAGCCGGTGTGGGCGACTGGGTGCGAATCCACTGCTACTCCGTTGCGACCCCTACCAACCAATTTCGCTGCTTTGTTAATATGGCCACAGGCGCGTTGGGGGTGGCGGACGCTCTCGGTACTGCCATTCTTACTTCGGCTTCGGTAGAGCCTCTCGGCGATGGCTGGCACAAGGTGGTTATTGTCGGCTCGATTCCCGGAGTAACCGACTACGCAGTTGTTTGCGCCCAAGCCGCAGCAAACGGCGACCCCACCCGGGTAGTGGGCCAGAACAGGTACATATGGGGAGGTCAAGTAATTACCGACCTTGCATCCGATGGCTACGCACCGACAGCCGCCACAAACGCGGCCACGGTCACGAACTACAACAAGACCCACGCCACAGCATTAGAGCAGCCTCAGATTGTTGCGGGTGGTGTTATCTTGCGACTAGGCACACGGCCTGCGTCAACGTACGCAGGGGCGCAAATCTTGGCCAGAGCAACACCTATCGGACTGCTGCAAAGCGTAGCAGGAGGAACTCTAAACACTGTGTCAATTGCAACAAGCGTAGCTGTGCAAGGTAGTCCGGCTACGGTGGCAAATGCACTAGGAACAACTCGCCTTGGACAATTTGTTCAAGCCACAACCGGGTTGCCAAATACTTCTGCTAGAACACTTGATGCTGATGCAGTCGCAAATGCAACTGGG